GACGATACCTTCCTCAATCGTTGCAGGTAGCACAAGGGGTAATGTAGCCCAATCAAACAGATTGCAATACAAAACCGCCTGTTCCAATGCGGATTCAAGATAAAGTTGAAGCAACATGTCTTGTGAAGTGTCTAGCGGATCGATACCGAGGTACGTTTTCAACTCAGCGAGTGTCATTTCGCCTCATCTTCTTTCTTCGTGGCGCGCTTCTTCGGCTCGGCTTTCGCCTTTACGTTCGATTCAGCTTCTTGTTTCGCGAGTTCCTCGGCAGTCAATGATTTACCGGGTCCCTCACCACGCCAACGGCGGATAGTTGCCAGTCCCATGCGTTCCACCTCCTTTGAAAGAGCCACCCGCTAGATTAAGCGAGTGGTTTGTGTGTGATTTTGACAAGCTTCGAATCATCAGCCACGTATGCACCGTAATGCTCGTCTGCTGTGATAAGCGTTGATTTGTGGAGGATGTCGCGGTCTGCTTCGACAAGCACGTCACGTTTCATTGCGATACCGAATGCGCCACGCTTAACGAGGAACGCTTCGCCGTCTGCTAACTTACGTGAGAGAACAACCTGAGCGCCGAGGAACTGACCGACTTGACCTGTGATGAGGATGCCGTCCTTGATGACAGTACCATCGAAGATGTCTGAGCGGCGTAATGCAGCGTACCCTTTAGGTGATACGAGCAAGACGACTGATGTGCCGAACTCTTCTTCGTCGAACAATACAAGCGCCTCATCGACTGCATCAACAAGTTCAGTTGTCGCGTTACCTGTGACAAGAGCTGTTGTTGCGCGAGCTGCTGCTAAGATATCGTTATCTACTTTATCTGCGATGGAGAGCGTGAGTTGACGGTTGGCTTCTCCGATTGGATCACCCATTGGTGAAAGAATCGCTTCGTCGGAAAGTTCAATCCCTTTACCCGCTTTCTTGATTGTCACCTGTTCAGATGATGTTTGCATACGTTCGATTGGGATTGCACCGTACTCAACGACGTCAATCGCCGGTCCGATGTATGCGTACTTCGGCATCGTGATCGTGTTACCCGGACGCCCTACCAACGTGTTATTTACTTCTGCGAGCGGTGCGAACTTCAATGCCGCCGGGAGATTTGCTGAAATCATTTGTGCCATTACCTCAGGTACGACGAGGTCTTGTACACGCGTTTGTCCTAATGCCATGTGGAAACACTCCTTCTAAGTGGGTTAGTTCCCTGCGCTCAACTTATTGTAGAGTTCAGGGTCTTTCTGATAAATCGCAACGCGTTCTTGGTACGTCATCTTGTCGAAGTCCTGTGCTGTGACTGTCCCGCCATTTCCTTTGGCGACTGTGCGCCCTTTGTCTTTGAATGCGGCGTCTACAGCTTTCTGAACCTCAGTGTCAAACGTAGTTTTGAGTGTGTTGATTTTTTCTTTGGTGACTTCTTCTGAGTCGCTTGTCACGAACTCAAGGAACGTCTGCGGCATGTCTGCTTTATTTAGAGCGTCTACCGCGAAGAGTTTGTTTTCTCTGTCGAGTAAGTCCCGCTCTTTCTGTGTGAGTTCGTTCCGCGCGTCTTCAAGTTCTTGTGCGTGCTTCTCGGCGTCTGTCATGTTAGCCGTCTTAATCGACTGTAATTCCTGCTCCTTGCCCTTGAGCTTCTTACCATACTCGTTACGGACGCGGTCAAGTTCTTTATCCTTCTCTGCTAATGCCTGTGCAATCATTTCCTTCACGCTATCCTGCGTAATCGCTGATGGTGTCTCCGTCTCTTGCGTTTCCACCGTCTCAACTGTTTCGTTTGTCTGTTCCATGTTCATTCTCCTTTTGCGTTCCACCGTCTGCCCCGTCATGCGTTGCATTAGATGACCCGCGAGTAGTTTTTTAATTCAGTAACTCTTTCTCTTTTTCATCAAACAATGCGAGGTCTACTTTAGCGCCATCCGCCTTTACAGCGACAAGTAGATTACGCAACATCGGTGCAGAGATGTAATCATAATACTTTTCATCCATACCCTCTTTAAAATGTAATTGGTACTTATCAACTTTAGAAAGACCTATTAAGTTTTCGGAACCCCAAAAATACTCAACATTAACTTCAGGGAAATATTTCTTTTGGAACATCTGAGTTCGTTCTAATACATTCATCTTTTCTTCCTCCACTCTTCATAATCCTGCATCAAGCGGTCTTCGCTATCTGAAATATCTAACTCTTGGATACCCTCAACGACATAGCTAGCGAAGCATCTGCAACGGATGTCATTGAAAGCAGTCTGGCTGTTACCCGGATAAGGAGCGACGACGCCATTTCCTAAGTTGAATAACCCGTTCAGCTCTCGCTTCTGCCCCTGCATAACGACGTGGTTAGCACGTTTCGTGTGCCGTACCCGTTCATCGCCTACGTTGTTCCATTGCTTCGACATGACGATACCGCTACGTTGTGCGTTCTGCGCCTTGTCGTTGCTTGCCTTCTCGCGGATACGGTGGACTTCCGTCTCAGTGATGACGATTGCGCGGTTGTAATCCATGTCGAGCACCCGCGTCATCTTCTTCGCAATCTGCTGAAACGTTTTCCCTTCCGCTAATCCTTGTGCGAAGACTTGCCGGATCGCCGTGACATTCTTCTCACGAGATCGCTCCAGCGCTGCGTCCACTCTCATCTTCTCAATCTTCGTGGACTCAACTAAGCTAATGAGTTCCGGCAGCTTCGGTGACTTACCTGCTAACGTCTTCTCTGTCGCTAAGTCGATGGCATAGGATACCATGCCGTATGAGAGGTCGTAGGACTCCTCTAAGAGTTTCGCAATCTTCGTCCGGTTGTATTTACCTAACCGGTTCGAAGCGGCTGTCATACGGCTTTCTAGGCGTGCAATCTGTCGTGCTGTCACGATATCTGAGTAGGATAGTTTCCCATCCTCGATGCGAGAGAAGATAACGCCCAACTGTTTCGTTAGGTCTTCTGCTACCTTCTCATACTCGCGTCGGATGCCTCGCATCACATCTTTCTCCTTACGCGTCAGTAAGTTGTACAGCATATCGAAGAAGTCAAGCCACTTCATAGCAAGCTATCCACTGGTGAATCGATGAGGTCAACGTTGAGTGATTGTGTCCCTGCTGTCTGTTCATCGAAGTCCTTCACCATCTGTGCCGGGTCTTCCACACCACTCAGTTGAGCGAAGCGGTAGATGTCAGGAACTTTTCCGATCAACGCCGCTTGTACCTGTGCTTCATACAAGTGGTCAACCGGTAGGTTACGGGTAAACTTCATCACGATCTTGTACGGATCAATCTCCACTCGCTTCTTGCTGTAGTAATCCGAGAGGACTTCCCACTGTCGCAACGTAGCGGATTTAAACTTGCGCTCAAACGTCGCCGCTTTGTTCTCTAAGGCTGTCATCTTCAAACGAATAGCAATACCGCTAGATTGTGATGCAAAGCCCTCAGAAGTTAAGTCAGGCGTTCCGCTAAGGCGGTAGATGTTCGCGTGCAGTCGGTTCAAGTGGTTCTCGACTACGGTGTCTTGGATGTTCTTCGTGATGAACTTCGCTTCTTGACCGTCACCGAGGTAAAGTGTTCCTGCTACACTAAAGGAAGGTTCTTCCCCTTCAAGTGGCATCGACACTCCGTACAGCGCAAGGTAAGCGGAGCGGAAGGATTCAATCTCACTGTTGATGTCAGAGATCGTCCGGTCATACGCATCGATGTCGTCTAGCACCTTGTTCGCATCACCAAGCAACTCCTCGTTGTTCATGAACCCGAATAGCGGACAACGTTCGAATCCATGATCTCGTGCCGGCTCCGTCTCCTTTAACGACTCCAAGTCTTGCCCTTCATACGTCGTGTACGCAAACTTATCGTATGCCTCAACGCGGATGGCTTCACCGTCTGCATTCTGAAACTTGTGGTAGCGGATAGCGAACTCAGGTTCATCGATACCCAACTCACTAAGGAAGACCACTTCCCACGATGGCAGATTGAACGCCCGTGCTTCTCCTTCTAAGTCGAGGTACAGCATACGTGCGCCATATCCCGTGATTGTCGCCCAGCGGGTGACCTCTGCATCTAAGTCTGCTACCCGGTTACGGGCATTGAACTCACGCATGACGTCGTTCACGATCGGTGTATCTTCCTCATAGCTGTATGTCACAGGGACACCCGCGAAGAATCCTACCTTCGTATCGACAATCTCACCCATGAAGTCATTCGCAATCTTATTGTTGATCTTCATTGGGTCATCCAAGTCCCGCGTCTGAATCGGAACCTTCTTCTGTGTATAGCGTTCATATAAGTCTCGCATCTTCCGTGAGTCCGGTTCATGCTTCAGCAGGATCGCGGTGATGATATCAACGTTGAAACCACCATCGCGTATCTGTTCCAGTTCGTACTGGTAATCCATGTGTCCACCTCCTAACGTGTGATAGAGCGTCCAACGTGGAACGTGCGTGCTCTCATGTCTGCTTCTAATGCGTAACGTACAGAATCAATCGAGTGGTTATCCTTATCCTCTAAACGAGGTTTCGGGTTCCCATCCTTATCGGTCTGATAGTCGATGTTCTCGAACTCTCGCGCCGTATGTGGCGTCCGTCTAGGGTCAATGATAATCTCTTCTAAGTCATCCAACCAACGTTCCCCATACTCCACGCTATCCGGTCCCTTCTTCGCCCCTCTGATGCGTCTGACACCTAATGTCTTCAGCTCGTCGATGGACTTAGGTTCCGCACTGTCCGCTGTGATGTCGTGCGTATGATACCCCTTATTGATAATCCATTCCGCTATCTCGCGGTTGCTGATCTTCACACCGTACTTCTCGTCGAGGATGTAGATACGTCGCCGCGTCTTATCATAATGCAATCGCACGAATGAGAGCGGGTCTGTCGCATATCCAAAGTCAACCGCTTGCCGGATGTTATCGAACGTCATGACCTCTTCATTCGTAATGGAGCGGAACGTAAGGTTATTGAACGGTACGACACCGGAACCAATTGGTTCACCGAGGTATTCCCAACGGTAGCGGAGCGGATTTCGCTCTCGCATCGTCTCAGCTTCCTCTATGAACTGCTTTGAGATGAAGGGGTTGTCTAGGTATGTCGATGAATGAACGAACGTGTTAGCGGGCTGTATGACACTCTCATACTTCTTGTTCACCCATGATTGCTTTCGCTTCGGTGGGTTATATGAGTAGAAGAACTTATAGAACAGTCCATGCGGTAACTCACCCCGTAGTAGCGAGTTGGTGATGACCGTTACTTCATCTTCTGTCTTGAATTCTCCAAGTTCCTCTATCCACCCGAACGCGAACGGGAAGTTAGAAGACTTCAAGGACTTAATTCGGTTTGGGTCCTGCGCTCCACGGAATACCATGTAGTTTCCTCGCGGCGTGTATGTGATCCGCATCGGTGACTTACTGACTTTAAACAGATGACTGACGCCTTGCTCTGAAATGGCCCACTTCATTTGCTCGAAGATGGATAGCTCAATCGTGTTGTCAATCTTCCGTATCCCTACACCATTCGCCGGATAACGCATCAGCAACTGAACGAACGCGTGAGCAATGTCGGATGACTTCCCGCTACCACGCCCACCCTTCGCTACTACATTCAAGTAGTTGGGGTTTATGGCCGCTTTCCACAAGGAATGAAAGTGTTTCGGGAATAACTGAGATAACTTAATCGTCTTCGATGTCATCGGCAAACACCACCGATCCACTATGTTCGATTTGTTGTTTATCGACATAGAGTCCGTATCGCTTACCTAACAACTCTGCTGCTTTAGTTCTCTCAGCTACTGTAGGCGTCAGTTGAAACGGTTCTTGCGCTCCTTGTCCGATACCTACCAATGTCGTTCCTGTAGCTTCTGAGCGGAGTACAGACGTCAGATACTTCAATACTTCATCCTGTGAGGCGATGGCCTCGTCTTGTTTAGTTTTCATTCTTTCGCTGAGCGATGCCTTTACCTCAACATTTTTCAACAGTCTTTGTCCCTGGCTATATGCCGTCTCTGCGCTGTATCCTGCCCTAATTGCCGCCTGTGTTGCGTTTAGATCAATCAAATACTCATCACAGAATCGAGCCTGTTTGTCATTGAGCTTAGCCACCGCCTCACCTCCTGTCTTGTTTATTGGTCAACTAATGGTCTATACCTATATTTTACCACATCCGTTACAACTTGGTATAGTACCAACATTCTGCATAAGGTCAATAAAAAAACTACCCCGCAGGATAGCTTCTTCAATCTATATCAATACTTAGAAATTCTTCCTTCATCTTTCGCCCATAATCCACTCTTCTTTTCACCCAATCATTTCGTTTGTTGTACTTCTTAGCTAATGTAGCGTACCGCTTCGTTTCCAATCCTTCAAATTCTTCGTATACTGTGATTGCCTCGTGTGCATATCGTTTCTTTTTGTCTAAGTTATCGTCATAAAGTCCGACTTTCATTTTCGAAAGACACGTGTTTGATACGCCCAATTTTTTAGATATTTCAGATAAGCTAACACCTTCTTGAATCATTTTACGAGCAAAGAACTCTTTAACGAAGGTCATCTTTTCGAATTTACGTCCATGCCGTTCCTGCCTGACTCCAATGGTCGTATTGTACCTCATATTATCTGCTGGATTATCTATTTTTAAATTTGATAATGCAATGTTTTTTCTGTCTCCATCAATCAACGTCACAACTTTATTTTTATTAAAATCACTGACGAAGATTTCTGCGACAGTTCTGTGGATAAGTAAACTTTTTTTAATCCCGTCATCACTGACGAAACTACTCTCGAAATATCCATTTTTATTACAAAAAGGACGCAACATCTTTCCTTTTATCATCCTACCGTCCACTGACAGATGATCTAAAGACCTCACTCTTCCTAAATTCGAAAACTCATAATTAGAATACCCATCAAGTTTACCCCACACTTCTTCCATTCTCCCCATCCCCCTCATATCCCTCTATCTTCCCGTATTCCTGCCTCATACGCCTGTTCCTTCGCATAA